CGGATAGAGACAGGTCAACACGAGCGGGCTGTCGGGCCGGCGCATGTCGAAGAGATCCGTGCCGACCGTGCCATGCCCCTGGGCCTGCAGATAGGCGGCGATGTCGACTGTCAGTAGGCTCACCGCAACGCCCTCCCGATGGCTGCCCGCAGATGGCTCAGATATCTCTCCGCCCTCGTGTTGAGGTTGTCGGAGAGATAGCGGCACTTGCCGCCCTTCGGATGCCGGTAGCCTTCGTGCTCGTGCTGAATCAGGGCATAGGGCGTGTCAAATCCCGCCTCGCCGACGATGGCATCGCCCATGCCGCCTTCCATGACTGCCCGCTCGCCGACCCGATGCGTCACGGCGGTGCCGGCCGCTGCGGCCTCGTGCAGACGGCTCGTAGCGATGCGTCGGCCAGTATCGGCCCGGACCGCATGCGTGCCGAGTCGAGATACCCGGCGACCATCGACGAAGACCGCGGCGTGCCCCGTGGCCCGCAGCGTGCCCTCTGCCACCGGCGCATCCCGCATCCCCCGCCCGAGCAGATCTTCCGTGTTGTCGATCATGGCGTCACGGAGCGCCGCCTGGCACCGGCGCCATACCGGGCCGCCGGGTCGAAGCTGGCGCATGACCTGGTCGATGCCGGTCCAGGTGATTCCGTAGCGCCCCCTGCGCTCTCTGATTACACCGGCGGGCATGCGGTTCTCCTACTCATGTCACATGATCTCGAAAGCTGTCCCGTCGATTTGGAATTGCACGCCAGTGATCAGCCACGCGGCTCGCACCTGCAGCCAGAACCAGCGCTTCGAACCCGCAGCCCGTTCGGTGAACAGGGACGGCACCCACCTGAAGGCCCGCGGGAACATCCGCACCCGCTCGAGGAAGCGGCGACGGCCCTGCGTCACTGTCAGAGTCACTGTCATCTCGGGCATGCCGCTCTCCTAGCGAGGTGCCGTCGCAATGGGCGTCTCGAACATCCCGAACTTCCACTTGATCAGGTCGCGGATCGGCTCGATGAGGCCGGCCAGAATCACAAGCCACGTCTCCTGCGATGCCCGCAGGTCGACCTCGAGAGTCGCCAGAAAGGCAATCGCCGCTATCAGCGCGGCCTTGGCGAGCGTCAGTTTCCAGTTCACGGCATCCTCCTACTCGCAGAGCGCCATCTTCAGTACGGAGTCCCCGCCCAGGCCGGGCGAATTCCGGATCTCGATGATGGTTCTCCATATCGTCCCGTCGAGCGAAAGCTGGTCGCCAGGCGCCAGCGACTCCGTGGGCTTGAGGCTCACCGATGCAGATGCCAGCACCTGCTCGCCCTGGGCATTGCGGGCCAACCGCCCCTTCTCCCGCCATCGCCCGACTGTAGTCACGGCCGTGCCGTAGGTGTCCTCGCCATGCGCGTCAACTCCGGTCCGCGGTCGCCGCTGGACCGTCTGATTGAGATAAGCCTCAATCACTCACTTGGCTCCCCGGTGACCACTCGCCGCCGGGCTGATCGGAAGTGGCAATCACACCGCCACGGTCCCGGTATGCAGTCAACAGCTGCCAGGCCTCCGCCGAATAGAGCGCCCCGCCCGACAGCACGGCTGCGCCGTAGGTCTCGGAGAGTCCATCGACGGAGAAGGATTTGACTCCCGCCTGCTGCAACTGCTGGCGCCGCTCCTGTTCCGCTCCGATAGAGAGCAAGGCGAGCGCCTCTTCACACTGCGCGTCCATCACGGGCTGCGGTATGACGTACACGCCGTCCTTGAAATCTCGCCACCGGGGGAACTTGAGCGCCTGCGTGTCGTAGGCCACCACGACCGGATCGTCCCTTGCGCGATAGGAGCGCAGACGCAGCGCCTCGATGCGCCGGCACGCCTGCAGCAGCGCCTTCTCCTTGTCCTGGGCAGAAGCGCCGTCCCACGCGTCCACGCGCAGGCGCGCCGCGAAATAAGTCTCGGCTTCCTCCAGCGTCACATAGGAGTTCGCAGTGTTGCCGCCGATCGTCGCATCGATAGCCATCAGACCGTGTCTACCTCCCCGGTCTCATGCGTCTCCGGAACCTCTGCAGTTTCTCAGAGGTCCGTGCCGGGGTCCGTTGGCTCAGTCGGTGGCGCCTTTACCGCCGACGCTGCCTCCGATTCCTCGGCTTCATCGTCCACATCGCCGAGCACCTCGGCGACCTCGGCTTGGTCCTGGTACTTGGAGATCCCGCCGTGATAAATCACGATATGCATCGCATGGGCGGCCATGAACTCACGCCCTGCACGCCGATGTGGAACCTGGAGAATCGCCCGCCCATAGCGGATCTTGAGGGTCTTCCCAATCAGGCTGCGCAGACGGAAAGTCATCCCCATCTGCACCAATCGCTCGATGATCGCGGTTCGCTGCGGCTCAACCATCTGCATCACGTCGATGATGCCGAGGCGGCCTTCCTCCGCTGCCCGAACCGCTCTCTCGACCTGCCCCTGGGCCTCTGCACTCAACGATGCGTGGGCCGTGCCTATCTCATCTTCGATCACTGCCGGCGGAAGGTCTGAGGCGGCGCTGCCCGATTTACCGGCTCTGAAACGCATGGCTATATGCCTCCTATTGTCCCGACCGGGGCCGGTCCTCGCAGCCGGCCCCGGTTGAAGTGCTTCTTACGCTACGAGTTCGCCGAGCACCAGAATCTGCACGTCGATGGTGGAGGCGGCCGTCTCGCAGTAGATGTCGAACCCCGTGGTGGCCAGGTTGTGAACCGAGACCGCCTTCGGCGTGCCCGGAGCATCGCTGACCATCGTCAAGAGTACCTGATAGGTGTCGTTGGCCATATCCTTGCCCAGGCCGAAACCGGCATCGCCGGTGTCGGTCTGAGTGTTGGTGAATCCGAGGACGGCGTTCTCGGTGCCGTTGCCGACAATGAGACTCGAACCGGTTCCCGTGGTGGTCGAGGTGAGACGGATCTTCCCGCTCTCATTCACCGCGTTGAGCGTCACGCTCAGGGCGGCGATCTTCACCGCACACTCCGCAGCAGTCGCCTTCGACAACAAGGCGGCATCGCCGGTGCCTGCTGCCTCCGAGGCGCCGAAGTTGTTTCCGATCTTCAGCTCTTCGGTGCAGCTGAGAGTCAGGGCCTCGGTGATGTTGACCAGGCTGCCCGTCCCGAAGTCCGCCGACGTGATCACATAGTGATCCGTCGAGAAGACGACGGTAACGGATGCATAGACGCCGAGGAGCGCCCGGATCGCGATCTGCATCTGGGCGGCGATCAGCGCCCCCGAGACGCAGCCGGCCCAATCACAAGTGACTTCGGACCAGTCTGCCGCATCGTCGACCTTGATGCGGAACTTCGTATCCGTCTCGGCCGTCATATCGGTCGAGCAGCCGGCGGCCCCAGTAGAGACGCCGGCCGTCCCGGCGATGGTCCAGGTCTTCTCGCCTTCGCCATTCGGGTTGATGATGAACGTATTACCAACCGTCAAGGCGAAGGGTTCGGCGAGGGACCCGAGCAGGGTAGCCGCGTCATCGGCCCCCAAGAATTGAACATGCGTCGGATTCGCGCCGCCGAGAGTGACCTTCTTCCCGAGCAGAGACAAACCCGCCGCGCTGCCGGCGATGGCGTTCGCGACCAATCCACCCTCGGCCGCACGGATCAGCGTCCCCAAGTCGACCTGGCCGGCGAGGGGACACATCTTGCGCAGCTGTGCGATCTGATCGTCACTAATACCCATAGCTGCCTTTCTCCCTAGTGATCCTCCCGTGCCCGGCTAGGTCGTTACCAGGTCCTGCAGGCTGCCGCAGCGATACGGATTGCGGCACACGAGCTGGCTGTAGTGCTTGATCCAGATCGTGTCGGAGTCCTTGGTCTTCGCCATCGGCTCCGCGGCGAAGTCCTTGAGCACCTGGTACTCAAAGAGTCGCTCATCGACGAAGTCCATCCGGCCAGTCGGATAGCCGGGCACCTGGATGATCGGCACGCCTTCCCAATCCAGGGCCTGATAGCCGCCGGTCAACGTTTGGACATTGGTCTGGCGCCGCTGAGAGACCTGGAGGTCCCCATACTGGTACCAGTGAACGGCGGACGTGTAGATGGCGGTAAGAACCCCGCCCCGGTCCTGCATCTCCATCTTCACCTGCCGCATGAGCGCCTCGGTGAGCGCCCGCGGCGTTCCACCGGCTGCGAGGATGTATGCCTTCCACCAGCTATACGATCCCCGCGGCAGCCCGGCATAGTCGCCGGTGTCGGAGATGGCGGCCAGGAGACCCGTGATATCCTTCCCCGAGTTCCCGGTGCCATCCGTCATCAGCTCGGTGTTGATGGCGTCCTGCAGGTCCGCGAGACCGAGACGAAGCTCGGTCTGCAGTGGAGGTGCAATCATGCCGCCCCCGCCGCCTACAGCTTGCGCCAGGCCAGTGACCTCGATCTCGACTTTGTTGAGGCGCCAGTCGAGAAATGCCTTCTTGAACGCCTGATTGCCGGCCCCGGCAGCCGGATCGGTTTCGCCGTAGGACCCGACCGTGGCGTTGCCGGCGTAGCGGACCGGCCACCGCACACCATCCCCGACTCCATCGACACGACGGATGCGAGTCAGCAGGAAAGTGGTCTGGCCCAGCGCGTCGACCCACGGGCCACGGTAGAGTTCCACAATCAAGTCAGCAAGCGTGATAATGCTTGCAGCCATTTCTGCTCCCTCGGAGGCCGGCGACTCGGCTTAGAGCTTTGCGATGCGTTCCCCGAGTTGCTGTTCGGCCTCTTCTAGTGTCTTCGGTGGTTCTTTGGGCCGCGGCGTGGTATCCGGATTGGTCGCTGCTCCGACCTGAGTCCGAGCGGGGCCGCGCCCTGGTTGCTGCTGCAGAAACGGGTTCTCGTCCATCACCTGCTTGATGACTTCATCGATGCCGGAAACCGAGTCATCCCCGCCGATCCGAATCGTGGCGAATGATGGATGCGCTCGGGCTATCACGAGCACAGCATCCGGCTTGATGGCGCCAGCGGCCTGCGCCTTCACGATGAACTCGGAGCGAATCAGCACGTCATTCATCTTCGCCTGGAGTCCCGCGTTCTTCGCCCGCTCGGCCTCGAGCAGTTCCTTGAACTGCCCCTGCTGCTCGAGCTTCTTCTGCTCGGCTTCTTGCTCGGCACGACTGCGGGTTGCCGCCTGTTCCTCGAGAGTGCGAATCCGTGTTGCGTACTGGCTAAAGCGCCCCCCGATTTCTCCCTTCCAGAAGTCATCGGGCAGCACGATGGTCCCATTCGGTTGCCGATATCGCTCAACGATATCCGAAGCGAGACTCAGGCCTTCCGGGGCTTGCGCCTGTATCGCCGGCGTCTGCGTAGCGCCCCGATCGCCTTCGCCTCCCTCACCGGCCTGCTGGCCGGGGCTTTGTGGCGTCTCGGGCTGTGCTGCCGGGGCGCCAGTGGGACCTGCCGCAGCGGCGCCGTTGCCGTCGCCCTGCGGACTCTGTCCTGTTTCCGTTCCTGCTTGTGCCGACATCATTTCCTCCGGTGTCTCGCCCCGCGGCGTGAGGCCGGATGCGCTCCGGCAAGCGTTGATGGCCGGGTCGCGCCCCGGCGGGCGTTCTATGGTAGGGAGAGAGCAGTCTCCCGATCACCCTACTTGTTGCGCCATCCGCCCTTGGGCGTGATGCCCTTGTGCTTCATGTTGCGGACGCGGACCGCACTGACCGCCTCATCTCGAGTCGGACCGGCGCAGGCGACCTTCTTCCCGGTCGCCACCTCGATGATGGGCCAGGGCTTCTTCCCGCTGCAGCCATGGGTATCACGCTCCCCGAGCTTAACCGGCATGGTCCGCCTCCTCGTCCTCGAGCCGCCGGCCAAAAGCAAACGCGGCGGACATCTGAAGAGGTCTGAGCCTTTTCAGATGCCCGCCGCGTCTGAATGACGTAGGCGGGGTCAATCGTCGCCGGCCATCCTAGCACCGGCCCATGCGTCCGTCAAGTGGGCAGGGGTGGATTCGAACCACCGCGGAGGATGCCCTCAGCAACTCTACAGGCTGCTCGCTTCAACCGCTCGCGCACCTGCCCATTATGAACGCCGGCGCCCGCTGCGGCCCATCCATTTGTCGCCTTTGATCAGGCCTTGTTGCACAGCGAACTGATAGACGGGGAGCCGGCGGAATTGCTCCAGACTCATACGCATTGCTTTCAGATGGCGCATGAACGCCTTGCTGCGGTAGGGAGGTAGATCCCATCGCCGTTTCGTCCAATCGGCGTTGTGCACCAGTCGGTCCGGCTCGATCAGTGGTAGCTTCATGGTGTCGCCGCCAGAGCCCCGAGCACTTCGTTGTACTTACCCCCCATCGTCCAATGCTCTTGCGTCCACGTTATCACTCGCATCTCTTCCGCCCCGCCATTGAGGATTACGACTTCGGCCTCATGCAGGCATCCGAAGCCCGTCCGGGCCGTGCCGATGATCCGTTCTGCTGGCACGTCTACTACCATGACGACATGGTGGCTTCCGCCCTGGGCGAACCCCACTGCCTCACTAAGATCGGTCGAGAATGATGACATCGGCTGCAGGTTGATCTGCGCCCGCTGCCCCATCGCCTTAGCTGCCTCTCCCCACTGGAGGCCGACAGGTACCTCAGTCGCCCCTTCCCAATAGACGCCCCGAGCCACCGTCATCTTCGTGATGCCGGCCTCCTTGAGCCACTCCTGGGTTTGGTCGTACATCGCCCGGGCGAAGCTCCGAAGGCCGGTCTCGTGCTTCTGCAGCCAGAGTTGCTCCGCGTTCGTGACCGCAGATTTGCTCCACCACATCGATGATTTCTCGGCGACTTTGAATTCCGCCGCCGCCGCTTTCTGAAGAGCGATCGAGAGTGAGTCAGCATCGCCGCTCGTCCATGACCACTGCTCGACCAGGCGGGAGGCCGCATTCGTGATCTCGTTGTCGTATCGGGCGAACTGACCCGAGAGGAGGCCCTGCTGCTCCATCGTTGTGGCCAGCTCCTGAAAGGATGCGTTGTTGCGCAGGCCATCGCCCAGTCCGCGGGCGATGATGTCCTTCTCGTGCTGGCGGGTCGCCGACTGGCCGACATGCATCGGGTTGATCCCCCGCCACAGCTGGTTATCTCTGGCGTTGCGGAACTCATCGGTCCAGCCCGAAGCGTCCATCGCCTTCCGGTTCGTAACCGCCTTCTCCCACGGCGGCTTCGGTGCCGGCGGCGGGGCTGCTGGCCGTGCCACCTCGGTGCGTCCCCGTCCACGCGCCCGGATCGTTCGCATGCCCCGCTGCCGTGCCTGGCGCGCCCGCTCTGGAAACTCCCGCCGGAATCGTGCCTGCAGCTGCGCCGGCGAAGCCTCGGCCACGCCCTCTCCCATGATGCCGGCCCGCAGTTCCTCGGGGTCCGCCAGGGCCTCGACGAAGGGAGTCAACACATGCACGCAGCGCGGGTGGAATGGCGGGCCGCCTTCGATAGCACTGATGTCGGGGTAATCCGGATGCTCGCCATAGAGACAGACGATGACGTTCTCGTAGTAGATGCAGAAGTCGTCGGCGACGTGGGCGGAGACCTGTGCGAGCTGGATGCGATGTTCCTTGAGCCGGTTGATAGTCCCTTGAGTCATGGTCTCCCGGGTCGTCGTCCGGGCGACCATCTCGGAGTAGTTATCCAGGCGCCATTTCCGGCCCGCTGCATCCTCGAAGAATGGGCCGACCTCGCTCACGAGTCGCCGCTCGATGGCCCGGCTCACATCCACTCGAGTGAGACCTTCGGCCGCGCCCCGGGCCACCTCTTCCATGCCGACGCGCCGGAACTCATCGCCGACCCGCCGGCCGATCTTCGCCGCCGCGAAATCCATGGTCCGCTGCATCTCGACCGAGATGGCTTGCACTGCTTCGACATGGACCTGGGCAAAGACCTGATACTGCCGCCGTCGCACGTTCACACCGGCTTGACGCATGTTGGCGATGCCTTCATCAGCGAACTCCAAGCCGATGTTGTAGGCGCGCGGAATGTTGACCTCGATCCAGGCCGCCGCTTCATCTCGCATCTCGGCGAGAGCGCGCTGATACTGTCGGATGTGCTCGGTGGCCCGGCGTCGGGCGGCGAGGGTGGCGGAGGCGTCTGCCAGCACCTGCAGCATGTCCCCCGTCGCCTCGCGGTAGATACCGGCGAGACTATTGAGTTCCCCGCCGAATGCCGTCTGGAACTCACGGACACGCGCTAGGCCGAGCAGCGGTGGCATGGCCAGGCCTTCCTACCGGGGCGAAACAGAATCATGTGGCGCCCGATGATTGCGAGTGCCCTGCCGGCAGACACGCGGCCTACCAGAATTAGAATCCTGGGTGCCGGATAAGGGCGGGGCCGATGCGGAATAAGAACGAAGCATTGCGGAACGTGAGTTGCCTTTCGGCGAACTCTCGCTATACTCAGGGGCAAACAGCTTGTGGTGGGAACTGAACATAGGCTGCTAGAGAGCCGTAGAGAGGTCCCTGGGCAGCGGGTCGGGATCTCGCCTGTCTCACTCACTCGTTCTCGCATGCTCGCCCTATTCTCAGTCGCCCTGCTCTCGGACGACCTCGTCCACCACCGTGCTGTGGTTTTCGGCCCTGCACAGTCAGACACGAATGCTTCTACGGCAGCCCCCGGATCGCCCGTCTGCCCCCAGGAGCGGCGAAAAGGCCCCACGGTCCGAGGGCCGAGGATCGTCGGGCAACAGGACTTTGCGATGCACACAGTTTCTGGCCCGGCGCTGTACCACCGGCCCAACCGGCCCATCTGTCCCCCCGCACAGTCCGTGTGGCTCTCCCCCGCTCCCCCTGGGCTGATCGCACACGTGCCCCTATCTGCCCTGCTAGTCCGGTCCGCCATCACCCCTGGACCGGCCTGCCGGCCGCCACACACGGGCCCATACAGCCGCCCTTTTCAGGGCATTCAGCAGGCGCAGCCATGTCCGCCGCCACCACGACAGGGAGCGCCACCAGGCAGCCGCCGCGAGAGAACTCTCCTCAGCAGCCATCCTGGTCCATATCTCTTCCCGCCGGAACCGGCCAAGGCCGAGGCGCCGGCGGCGCTTCGCATTCATCCGCCCATAGATACGACTGCGAAAGACCCGCACTACTCTTCACCTGCGCCTTCCTCAGGAACCTGGGCCGGCTCGCCCCGGCGACCACCGGCGCCCGTCAGCACCAGCGCCTGTTCTTCCTCATCCCCCATCCGGGCCATTTCCTCCTCGACCCGGTCGGCTCCGTCGAGTCGCTCGATAGAGCTTTGCACCGAGGTGTTGCCGGACTTCAGCCGCTTCTCCTCGATCTCTGCCATCTCCACCATATCCTCGGGCAGCCCGTCCGCCCATCGGATGGTCGGCTCGACCGGCTCATATTTGGCACCGCCATGGGCCTGCTCGAGCAGCATCGCGGCGTAGAGCGCCCGGCGGATCGCCCGGTCCCAGTAGTTACGCTTGCGTCCGATTTTCGCCAGGGTCCGAATCATCCGCAGCTTGAGCGCCCGCCCGCTCTCCGCAATGCCATACTTGTCGAGGCCGAAAACCGAAGGCGCCGTCTCGGAGAGGATAAAGAGGAACTCGAGCAGCTTGTCGACCTGGGAGAAAGCCGCTGTCAGGTGAGCATCCCAGGTGATGTAGCTCGGGGGTTGGTCCTGGGGTCCCATCGTGATCGATTCCATCTGATCGAAGCGGATTTTGCCGTCCTCATCGATCATCCCGGGCGGCAGCAGGAGCTTGGGGGCCACATGCTTTCTCAACACCTCGTCGATCTGAGACACACGCTCGTTGAGCGCCTCGAAGATAGGCTCGAGCCCCTGGTAATCCGAGATCCCCCAAAACCGCGAGCCATAGCGGAAGTTCGGCACGTGGAAGACCGGGATGAAAGGCAGTTTTGTCTGGACCGTTTCCTCTGGCTCTTCGCCGAGCAGATAGACATCCGAAAATGCTGCCGGTTTGGCCGCCTTCAATTCTATACTGGCACCGCCGCTCTCGGGCAATTCGAAGAGCAGGTTTTCGATGAGGCCTGGAGTGTGGCGTTCCACCCGTATGAACTTTTGCTTAGAGTCCCTGAGTGCGCTCTTCAACCAGGCCAGATTCACGGCCTTGACGCGGCGGATGTTATCCTCATCCGTTTCAGGGAAATAGATGACCGGCGGCAGTTCCTCGATGATCGCCTCCTCCGGCGAATTCTCTATCTCGGGATTACGTTGCCCCCACCGCACCTTGAGCACGGCATCGCCCCGGAAGCTGCCGGCGAGTGCGGCCTCATAGAGCGTGGTGTAGATTTCGTTGTCGCGCACGAGTCGGTCCAAGGCCTCGATGGCGCCCTCATCGCTTTCGTCGCCGGCGAGGAAATCGGGTTGCTCCCCGAAGAGAAGATCCGCCGACAGGTTGGACAGCGTCATGGGGAAGTTGCAGACGATGTAGCGGGCCATCTGATAGGCGCCCGGCGTGATGCTGAAGACATCCTTGTGGGCGCCCATGTAGAGTTGCTCGAGGCGGACATAACCCTGCACCCGGCCTGCGTGCTCGGGCGGCGGGTAGGCACTCCAGTTGATTGGCATCGCTCTCCCTCCCAAAGCAAAAGCGGCGGGTCCACTCGGAACCCGCCGCGTCTGTATGACGTGGGCAGATGAATGAAGGCATGTTACTCGTTCATCTGTGGGGCGTCAATTCTCCGTCTCTGTCGTGCCTCGGTCGAGCCGATAGCGGGGCGACCGCTGGATCACATCAGCTGTTTGCGGGTAGCTATCTCGGAAGACGATCCTCACCGTCACCTCTCCGAACCCTCCGCAAAGCTCGGCCTCCCGCCGCAGTTGTTGGACGAGGCGCAGCCAATTCGTCTCTCCCGCATGTTTGCTCGGATTCTGATCTGACATATCACATCCCGGGTGGCCGTTGCGTGCTTGCTCGAGACCGCACTCTCTTCCGGACTTGCCAGGCGATAGCGGCCGCGATGACGCGGTCATCGAACTTCCTCTCTTGCGCCTCGGCGCTGCCCGTGGCATTCGACACGAATGTGTAGCACTCGTTCACAAGCATGTTGGAACGCACCAGCAGGGCATCGGTGGTGATGGCTTCGACCAGATCGTCGACCAGGATGGGCTTCGTGGCGGCCGTCGTCGGCCAGCCCAACTGGACCATCCGAGGGCGCCCGCCCCCGCTGTCATAGGCGACGTGATAGTACAACTGCGGATAGCCGAGTTGATTCCGCAGCGTGTTCAGCGTGGAGTGCCCGTGATTGTTGCGTTCCACGCCGATCTCAGCCGTCCGATACCAGCGCCCCAAGCCATTCAGCAAATGCCCAAACCGCGCCGGGGACACACGGCCGTGAAGTTCGGCGACTTGCTGGCCGGATCGTCGATGCAGCACGATGGCGCAGCTCGCATCGCCGTCCGGCAGCCCTTCGCCGACATCGGCGCCGATGACATAATCCTGCCCCGCCACTGGTTCTTTCCAGACGTCGAGATGCGCTGGCGCCATCGGAATCATCTGAGTCTTCCCGCTTCGAGTCGTCTGGATTGATGGGATGCGTTTCGCCGCAGGTTCGCGCGAAATGCGCTGTGCGATCATCGCCAGCTTCTGAGTATCGAACACACACCGCCCCGAAGCCAGGAAACACCGCAGCCAATCCTCGGGATATTCCTGCCAGAACTTATCCTTGAGGTCCCTGAGCTTCTCCCGGCGCCAGCGTATCTGATCGTCGCTGAGTCCCCATCTGGTCCTCAGCTGCACCTCCTCATCGGTCAATTCCTTGATCGGCGGCCCCGGAATGGCATACTCGGGATTCTCCCACCAGACATAGAACTGCGCGACGAAGCGCCCCCGCTCCTCGATCGCTTCGATCCATCGATCGTGAAACGGATTCCCCACACCGAAGGCCGTGCTCTCGATCACAACCTTCCCATCCCCAGGCACGGCTTCGAGCGCGGCCAGCAGCGCCTCTTCTGGTTTTGGCCACTGAGCAAACTCGCTGCAGTGCAGGTTGTTGATCGTAATCCCTCGCCCAAACGAGACGGCCCCGGCCGTGCCGACAAAGAACCGGCTGTTGATGTGAGGCCAAAAGTATTCCCGCCGATTGCTATAACGAGGGCCACCGATGCGGGCCTTCTCCCGGTCCGGCAGCCGCTCCACGAACAGCTGCACGATGCTGAAAATCTGCTCGGTAGACTCCAAGTTGTGGGCGAGCATGACAGAAGTGGTGTTGGGCCGTAGGAGTGTATCGGCGAAGAATAGTCCGGAG